ACCATATTATCAACCGCAAATTCCCCAAATGGCATAGCGTTCAGCGATGATTTAACGCGGAGTGCTATGGATGCACGCCGCACTTATGCAAGTGTATTTGACGACGCTGGAATATTCAAACTAGGTTCTGCGCGTTTTCGTGTTACCAATATTATCGGCACATCAACAGATGAAGGTGATGTACATGTTGATCTAATATGTATTGAACCGGGTAATGCACCAACAATACCGTATTATTCTGATGAGGTATCTGATACATATGAAGATTTTAAGCGCGATCCACGCTTTCAAAAGAGTGAGCAAGTAACTAATTCACTTCTTGCACAAGATCAGCGCGACAATATACAGACTCCTGAAAGTCTTCTTGCTTCTCCGGCTATTTATGTAAAACGCACAGAACGTCGCAGCAGACAAGTTCGAAAAGGTGGTGGTAGAGGCGGTTTTTATTTTGTAACTGAATATTATAATGTAACTGTAGATGCTTTTGTCAGGAATCTTAGTAGCGCAGAAATAGATTTAATACGTACTTTTATTGATTTGCGCAATAGTGGCTCAAGAGGCAGCGACAAACTCTTTCCTCTCAAAGCATTAGTTCGCGTGGAGGAAGCATCGTATAGTACTTTAACCACCTGTAATCATGTAGATATTGCAATTCGATGCCAAGTATTTCGCAGAATTTCAGGGCGCCAACGCGAGTATGGACGCGAACGTCGCGGAGGTTATGCCGCTAGTGATAATGGGTTACAGCAACGCAGCTCAATGTTCACCGTGCGCTACAGAGTGGCCGGTGGCGCCTACAATTACATACCAGGCATTTTTGTTGTCAGACGTGCAGCCGATCAAGATAACTACGTCTACATAAAATTTAGCGGCGGCAACACTGCATATAACTGGCAATTTAAGTTTGAACCCGTCACAGATCCTATCTCTGAGGTAACTGAACGTCCAGATCTAAGACTATCTAACGGCAACATACGCTATTTCTATATGGAAAATAACGGGAGCGCAACCACTATTAATTTAGGTGGAGAAAGTCAGGTCTACTTTACCGGCTTCTATCGTGACAGTCAGATTACTGAATTAGCTCCTTATCCATTTCCCGCAATCAATCAATCACCCACAGCCACTAATGAATGGGATTGGTTCAGCCTCGACGCTGACACCCAATACAACACCAGCTTTGAGCGCGGCCCCGAATTTTTAATTACCGCTGTCACCGAACAACAGCGCCAAACCTTCGATCTGACACGGCTTTACCGCAACCTTTCGTTGATTGGTTTCAACGTTTTTAGCGGCAAAAGTTTGCAGGACATGCGCTCGTTCACAACATTCGTCACGCAGGGCAAACCTGTACGTCGCCTTAACACATCAACACTGACCTACCCAGCTACACCAGACGGTCCCAGCTGTTTTGCCCCAGACATCTTTTTGGACACTGTTATTGACAGCGAAGACGGCATCGGCAACTACGCAGATCTGCAGGGTATTGACACCAGCCAACTAGCCATCACAAAACGCTTCTGTGAGCGCAACAACTTTTTCTTTGATGGTGTCATTGCTGATCGCACCAACTGGCGCTCGTTCTGGGTCAGCGCGGCACCATTTAGCCTGCTGGAGTTTGCCCGAATCGGTGGCCGAGAAACATTGATTCCGTCTGTGCCTTACAACATTGCCACCGGCGAGATGACTCGGACGGTCGCCATCACAGCCCTCTTCAACCAAGGCAATATTTTGGCTGACTCCTACAAAGAGGAGTTCATGGACTACGACGCCAACGTCCAAGATATTGTTGCCACTATCGTTTACCGCTCACTAGATACCAACGGCATTTTTGCTGTCAACCGTTCTTTGTCTGTACACCTTGCAGACACCGTTGAAAACGACGCGATCCAACAGAACTTTGATCTGTCGGCTTATGTGACAACCGAAGCTCAAGCCATCATGTTCGGCAAATTGGTCTGCAACCTTCGCCGGCACGTCCGCAGCAGCATTGAGTTCAAAACCTTCCCCACTGACAGCCCCGTAATGCCTGGGGCATACATCTACGTTGACATCGGCCAAAACACCTGGAACGGCATCTACACCGGAACAGTTGCCGCCGGCGGCGCACTCAACACACCAATCGAGGGCACCATTCCCAATGGCACCTACAACATCCTGTTGTATCGCAGCGGCAACGACGTCATTTCAACCAGCGCCACCATCACCAACAACACTGCCCCAACGCTTGCTGACCGCGAAGGTTGGCTGTTTGTGCTGGGGCAGACCGTTCGCAGCAAGCGCGTCTACCGTGTCGGCGAAGTCACCATGGACGAAGAAGGAGAAGTGACAATCCGCGCCACCATTTACCCATGCGACACCAACGACCGCAGCCTGATCGCCGATTTCAGCGACAACCTATTTATCATCCGCCGCTAAAGTGGCATAAGAAAACAGGACTGCCGCAATGGCTTTCTATACCGGACGTACCGGGGCTCTGTACCTGACCAGCACTGGCACCGGTGAAGTTACCCCGGCTGCTTCCGAAAAAGCCCTAAAACTGCGCGATTGGTCCCTGGAGACCACCCTCGAACTGCTGGAAACCACCACAGTTGACACCGCCGTAAAAAGTTACACACCTGGCGCATCCAGCGCCACCGGCAGCGCCACCCTGCTGTATTACCGCCGCGAAGGCACCACGAGCACCGAACCTGGAACGCAATTCGACCAGTTCCTGGCCAAAATCATGAAAACCACCACGGCCGGTGTCACCGAAAGCGACCGCGTGGGCATGGTGCTGCGTGTTGGTGATACCGCCGGCAGCGGCTCCGACATCAAAGACGACATTGCCTTCAACGCCTACATCACCAACGCCTCCCTCCAAGTCAGCACTGGTGAGTTGACCTCCGTTGCAATCCAGTTCACCGTGGATGGAGCCTTCCGCGAACTGGTTGACGCATGACCTATTTCCTAGGCCACTACGGAAAAGTCAAGCTCCGCCGCAAAAGCGCCACCACCTTCTCCAGTTCCGTCTCTCCCGCAGACGTCAACACCATCCTCAACCGCTTCGGTTTTGATGGATCGGTTGAAAACCTGTTGACCGGCGACCAACTGCGGATTGTTACTGACGACCCACGCGGCCTGGACTTTTTGCCGTCTTCCACATGGCCGGATGGCGCTGGAGCAACTTTGAATGAAGTAGTTGCCTATTCCAACATCAACGCAATCGGCGGCATCCGTCTCTTTGACGATTTCTCTAGCGCCATCAATAACAATCGAACGGTTGAATATCCGTTAGAAGCATTTACTGGCGACCCCATCAACATCGACGTCAGCGTCTACGGTTCCGTGGAGCGCGTTCTCGGGGACGTAACCGGCTTCACGTTCAATACTGATCGAGAAGCACTGGAAACCACCACAATGTCCGACCGCTTCAAAAAAATGTATTCCGCCGGCCTAATCAGCGGCTCAGGCTCCATTGATTGCATTTTTAATACCACCAACAGCGGCTTGGTGGAAAACTCATTGCTGATGCTGCAGCTCATTAACCGCACTGATATTGGCAGCGAGTTTAGTTGTTTTCTGCAATTAACTGAAGATGACGTGTATTCAAATGCCTCAGATGTTTACTACGAGTTTGATGCAATGGTTACCCGCACTGGAGTTGAAGTCCGGCCTGATCAAACAATTAACTGCGCGATTGATTTTGTAACCACCGGCGAAATTAAGTTGCTGATTGGCGAACCTTCGGGCTACATCCTCAAGGAAGACACCGACCGCCTGCGCTTGCAACAAAACCTCGACTTCCTCATGACCGAAGTCACTGACTAAACTGCTAGAAGACTCGCCGTAACCGGAGCTGGCGCGTGGCCGACCAACGCATTACACAGTTAAACCAGCTTCCCGAGGCCAACGTCGCCGCCATCGACGTACTGCCGATTGTCGATATTTCGGCCAGCGAAACCAAAAAAGTCACCGCCAAAGATCTGTTTGAAGCTGGAGCGGGACTAGCCGATGCCTCCAGCATCGACCTTGCCAAGCTGGATCAAGCCAGCGCCACCAAAATCGGCACCACCGCACTGGCTGATGATGCCGTAACTGCCGCCAAGCTGGCCAATGACTCCAGCATTGCTTACGACAGTGTTGAACCCTCCACCGACAACTTCGAGGGTCGGGGCTACGTCAACAGCACCAGCAAGTACCTGAAGGTTTACGACGGCAGCGCCTACCAACAAGTCGTTGCCCCTACTGCTGGCATTGAAGACAGCGCGGTCACCACTGCCAAAATCGCTGCAAACGCAGTCACCACCGCCAAAATTGATGCCGCTGGTCTTGGCACAGCAGCTCTTGCCGACGACGCAGTAACCACCGCCAAGATTGCTGACGACGCCGTAACGGCAGCCCAACTCGCCACTGGTTCTGTAACCGCAGACGCCATTGCAACCGGCGCAGTCGAAACCGCTGAACTAGCCGCCAATGCCGTCACCTACGCCAAGATCCAGCAGGTCAGCGCAACCGACAAACTGCTGGGTCGCTCCACTGCTGGCGCGGGCGACGTCGAAGAAATTACTTGCACCGCAGCCGGCCGGGCACTTCTTGATGACGCCGATGCTTCCGCCCAACGCACCACGCTGGGTCTTGGCACCCTTGCCACACAATCCGGCACTGTCAGCGGCACCCATTCCGGCACCAGTTCTGGCACCAACACCGGCGACCAGACGATCACGCTGACCGGCGATGTAACCGGCTCGGGCACTGGCTCGTTTGCCGCGTCGATTGCCAGCAACGCCGTAACAACCGCAAAAATCAACGACGCCGCAGTTACCACCGCAAAAATTGATAGTGCCGCTGTAACGAGCACCAAACTTGCAGCCGACAGTTCCCTTGTCGTTAGCGGTAATGCGCCATCCGGCGTCGGCGCTTTCCAAGGCCAGCAGTGGCTTAATACCAATACCGGCCTGACTTATGTCTGGACTGGAGCAGCCTGGCAACAAACCGCAGCCATCCAAACGCTGACCTTCAGCGATACCACCCCACTGGCGTTCTCGGTCAGCAAACCCGACAACTTCAGCGCCGTTGTCACCACCACTCTTGAAAACCAGACAGCAGGCACAATTTTTGCCGGTCCCGCTACAGGCAGCGCCACTACTCCAACATTCCGCGCACTCACCAGCACCGACCTGCCGATTGCAACATCTGGCGACACCGGTGCAATTCGTCCTGGCACTGGCCTAAGCGTTACCGGCGCCGGCGTTCTCAACCACACCAACACCACGACTGCCGGCACTTATACCAAAGTCACAGTCGATGCCCAGGGTCATATCAGCGTTGGCGCCACGCTTGCCGCAACAGATATTCCTGCTCTGGACGCCAGCAAAATTACAACCGGCACATTCGACAGTGACTTCCTTGCCCCTAACAGCGTTACGGCATCCCAACTTGCCGATTACGGCATCGCCCAAGTTTCAGAATCTGCTCCAACACCTGAATTTGCAGGCCAGTGGTGGATCAACCCGTCTGACCGCTCGGCCTACATCTGGGTTGGTACTGTTAGCCCTGCACCCAATGGTTACTGGTTGCTTGTCGGTTACGGCAGCCCAACCCAGCTAAACCTGCGCTTTGGCGGCACCTATAACGCCAGCACAAATTTAGTCGTCAGCCTAAACCAGTACGGCACGGAAGCCGGGCTGACTGTCGGTCAAGCACTTGGCGCCCCAAGTACATTAAACAACGGTGTTTACCTTGCTGTAACAACTGCAGGTACAGGCACCACGCCAGCACCTGCGGTCGCCTTGGCTGTTGGTGACTGGGTGCTAAGCCAAGGTACCGGCTCAAACTGGACCAAGATTGCTGTGGTGTCTGGCGCCAGCGGCACCTTCAACGACTACGACATTCTTTGCGACGGCACATACTTCAACCCGGACATGACCGGCGTTGCGGATGTCCGCGATGCACTGGAGTTGCTGTGGGGCCGCGCCCAAATCGCCACCACAGTTCAAATTGGCTTGGTGTTGGAATCTGCTGAAGTCCTTGTTAATAACAGCACTGGCGAAATGACAATCGGCGTGGTGGACGATGGCACCTACTAATGTTATACGGAAAAGAAAGTTTTGTTTATAGCGCCGAGAACGTCCCCATCGGCGGACAACCCGGTGACGTCCTTCTAAAAATCCAAGGTGCCAACTATTACACCGCTTGGCGCGACTTCACTTACGTCTTTGAATACTACGACGTGGTGTTGGACGACGGCGAATACTAGACTGCTCCAGTAATCCCGTCCTATTGGAGTTAAGGGAATGGCCTCGACGCATAAGTCTCTTCGCAGCGGCACTGCAAACAAGCGCCCGACGACTTCGATTGCCGACGGCCAAATCGCCCTTAACACCAATACCACCAGTCCCGGCCTGTTCTTCAAGGACAGCACTGGCGCAACGATTATTAAAATTGGCCCCGTTCACGTTGGCACGACTGCACCTAACGCCAGTCCGGCAGCCGGCGGAAGCGCTGGTAACAGCACCGGCGAAATCTGGCTTGACACCAGCCTGACCCCCGTCGGCGTCAAGATCTGGAACGGCAGCGCCTTCGTCAACGCCACCCCCATCGGCAGCACCACCGTCCAAGGTCTGCTGGAACTTGCCACTAACGCCGAAACCCAGACTGGTACTGATCCCGACCGCGCCGTAACTCCGGCTGGCCTGCAGTCCAAAGTCAGCGATAGCACCAGCACCACCAGTTCCACCACGATTGCTTCGAGCACTGCAGTTAAATCGGCCTACGACCTAGCCAATGCTGCACTGCCCAAATCCGGCGGCACTGTTACCGGCAATCTGGAGATTGGCACCACCGGCAGCCTGAGTTTTGAAGGCGCCACCGCCGATGCGTTTGAAACCACGATTGCTGTGGTGGATCCGACCGCCGACCGCACCATCACGCTGCCTGATACCACCGGCACCGTTGTCACAACTGGTGATACCGGCACCGTCACCAGCACGATGATTGCTGATGGCACGATCGTCAACGCCGACATCAACAGTGCTGCCGCCATTGCTCACAGCAAACTGGCTGCACTGACCAGCGCCAACATTCTGCTCGGCAACGCGAGCAACGTTGCCACGTCCACTGCCGTCACGGGCGATGTAACAATTAGCAATGCAGGCGTCACTGCCATTGCCTCTGGCGTGATCGTCAACGCCGACGTCAATGCTTCTGCTGCCATTGCTGGCACCAAGATCAGCCCTGATTTCGGCAGCCAGAACGTCACCACCACTGGCACGGTTACGGGCGCCAGCCTGTCCCCGACCAGCAGCACGGTCCCGTCAAAC